TTCCAATTCCTCTCCAATCACTTTCTTTAAATGATAACCCTTCTGATTCTCTTGGAATTAACCAGTTTTTCATTTCACCTTTAGAATTTTTAGGAACTGAAATTAAATAGTAATCAGCATAGTTAGCTGATGTAATCATACTTTTAACTCCATTAATTGCTGCATGATCTTCAAACTCCTCCAACTGTGTTTGAGATTTGAATACATGTACTCCTGTTTCAAATTCACTTCTAGCTAGTGATAACATTTTATTGTTCTCGACAACTTCTTTAATAATGAATTTTTTGAAGTCTTCATCTGCAAATGTTAAAACAAATTTTAATGCAACATTATGCATTGTATATCCTAACCCAACTGTTTTGGTAAAATAAATACATATTTTAAAAAAATTTTTTATTTTTTCAAGAATGTTGAAATTTCAACAAATATTTTTTTAAATTTTTTTTAAAAAAGTATTGACATAGTATTAATACTATGATATAATATAGGTACAGTAAGAGAGATATTAAATTTAAAAGGAGATTTGAAAAATGAAAGAAACTGTAAAAATAAGATTTGGAATTGACAACGTACTATATGCTAAAAGTGGAGAAAAATTTGCAACATTTGTTGTAGCTGTTGCTGAAAATAAAGTGATTTATGTACCTGATTTTAAATGTGAGTTTGGAGTTGTAAGAGATGAACATGGTTGGGCATACTGCTTAAATGCAGAAATTGAAAGAAAATATTTTAAATTATATAATAGCAACTCTCAAAAGTTTGAAAACTTATTTTTTGAAAAAGAAGAAATAACTTTTGAAGATTTAGAAAAATTAGAAGAAGATCAACTAAATAGTGATTGTAAATTTAAAAGACATTCTTTTATGAAAATGCACGAAATGTGTAACGTAAAATGTTATTAAAAGGAGGTAAAAATGGAAGAAAAAAGAAAAGCTTATAAAACAGCTGAACAGCAAAAAGAGGCTGACAGAAGATGGATTGAAAAAAACAAAGAATACAAAAACTACTTAAATAGACGTTCTAATGCCAGAGGATTTATAAGAAGCCTAGCTAAAAAAGAAGATTTGGAAGAATTAAAAGAATTAATTGAAAAAACATTGAAAAAGTTTTAGTTTTTTTATTATAAAAAGGAGATAAAAAATGAATTTTTGCGAATATTTAAAATCAATTTACGACAATCAAGAAAACGAAAAGAATTTGGATAAAAGAGTACCATTTTTAGAATTAGAATATTGGTATAATAGATGTAACGATAACGAAGAATATTGTCAAATATTTATAATTGACGAAAACGAGGAAATTTTAGCCACAATTGGAGAAGATATTGAAAATATATATAATGATTTGAATTTTATCCTTGAAAAAAATGCTTATATAAAATTGTGGGCAAGCGGAGTTAAATTTGGTAAAGTAACTAATTTTGAAAAATATTTTAAATACAGCAAAGAAGATGAAGTATTTTATGCTTTTGATTTTAAAAAATAAATATAAAAAATAGGGAGCAATTAAGCTCCCTTATTTATTTTTTTATATTTTCGATAGATCCATTTGCTTCAATAATTTTGTTTTTGATTAATGCCCCTCTCTCGTTGAAAGCATATTGCTTGCCGTCAATGTTTCTAACATAATTGAGGTCGCAAACTCCCCAATCGTTAAAGTAGAATGTTTCTTCGCCAATTGTCAACCATTCTTCACAAAGCATTTTACAATCTTTATCAAAGTAATACCATTCGCCTTTATACTTCAACCATTTTTCACAATAAGCATAGCCCTCACTATCAAAGTAATACCATTCGCCATTGATTTTAGACCAACTATTTTTCGCATAATCTCCGTTTGGTAGTCTATACCACCATTTGCCCGTTTCTTCTTCATATCGCCAACCAATTGGCTCGTTACTTCCGTTTAGATAACCTCTTACCTTTTCTACAAAATGGCTCCAACAAATACCATTTTTACAAGCTCTGATTTGTTCAGGACAATTTTTGCCAGTCCAGTAATTGTGCTGTACCATTCGCTCTATTGGTATGTTTTCTTCCTTCAAAATCAATGCAGCAAGTTTTGCTCCGTTTTCGACTGACTGATTATAGTCTCCGTCTAAATTTACACAAATTTCTATGCTTATGCTTTCAGTATTTCCTTTTCCTCTATTATCTCCCGCATGCCAAATTTTAAAATCGTGGTCGTGAGTTTGAATAGCTTCGTGGTCATCTACTTGCCAATGCCAACCATAACCAACTCCTGACCTAGCTTGTAGTTTATGATGTGCCATAGCGTTTGCTCCTGCTGATGTGTTGCCTGTTTGGTGTATTGTTAAGTAGTTTCTTGGATTTCCTCTGCCAAAACTTACTTTATTTGAAACAGCGTCTGATACAATTAATCTTTTAATGTCCATAAAATCACTCTCCTATAAATCACTATACTTTTGCTTTGTATAGTTTATTCGCTTATTTAAAACTTCTCTATATGCTTTCATATGTTCTTTTTGATTAATCAAAAGCTCTTTTTCTCGTCTATCCAGTGGCTTTGTTTTTAAAGCCTTTTCTAGTTTTATGATTTTTGTATCAAGTTCATTGTATTCTTGATACATTCTGTCTAAAAAATCTAATTTCATTATTTCTCCTTTCTTTGCATTAAAAAAGCAACTATCATTTTGATAATTGCTTTATGTTTTTTATCCATGATTATAAGCTGAATGGTCAAAATCAAAACCTAATACATGAAATACGCAGTCGTTTAATTCTGATTTTTGCCCTATAATTCTATATTTTTGATTAGCAAATCTAATTGAAATTAATTTATCGTCTTTAGATAAATTGATTTTGTTAATATTAAAATTAAAATCTTTATATTCTATAGTTTCTAACCCTGATATTTTAGGTTTCGAAAAAAATTCTCTCCAAGAAGAATTTGACATAGTGATTATTTTTTCGTATAAATATCTATACACTTCGTTTCTCTCGTTATCGGTATTAAAATAATTAAAATTATAGTTTTTATTATTTGTTAAATATCTAAAACAAAAAACAGGATGAGTTATTTTATTATCTTTAGACTTTACAATAACATCATTCTTTTTTAAATTATTAATTTTCTTTGACATAATGTTTTTTAAAATAATCAGAAATACTTTCTATACTAATGACACTATTTCTATCAGTTTCAATCCATGGCGTTTCAGAGTGTGTCATATTTCTAAGCCCCCAAGCTGAATATTTTCCGAAAACATCATAAATATCAACTAAGAGATTAATTGTATCATCATCAATACTAGTACTTTCTTTAAATTCAGTAATACCACTTGATCCAAATTTCTTAAATTCATAATATACATCTTCAACTACAGGTCCATGTGCCCAAGCAACAATATCATCTTCAAACAAACGTTCATTTTTTATTGCTAAAAAACACCCTTGTGCATAATATAACAACTTCTGTAATTTTAGATTACTTATATCATCAGTATCTTCATTTTCAAAATCTCTTAAAGATTTATTATAATTCAAAAACCAATTTGCTATTTCTAAAGCTTTGTACATCTTAAAACCTCCTTTAATCTATAAAGTACTATCAGTTTTACAATTTTATTATACCCGATTGATTAAAAATTTACAATACATTTTGTAGTGTATTTTGTACTTTTTGTGTAATATTTTTAACATTCTATGAAAATGTACTATATATAGAAATTAGCATTTATACTGAAAATAGAGTGATTATAAAAATAACCACTCTATTCTTCTTCTGATACTTCTGGTAGTCCAGCAGTAGAAGTTAGTAAACTTAAAATTCCAGCAAGAATTACTGCACTTATAACTGCTTTTACATCAATTTCAGTAATTAAAGTTGATGTTCCAATCAATGCTACTGCACTTTGTGCCATTGTTTTAATTGCTCTTACTGTTGCTGCCTTAATCCATTTTTTAAAATTAAATTTTTTCATATTCTTATTCTCCTTTGTTCATTGAATTTTCTATCTCTTTGATAGCTTTTTCGATTATGTCATTTCTTGGATTGAATTTTCCTGTTTTTGTTGGTAACTTTATAACTTCTTTTACTCTTTCTTCAATAGTACAGTTACCACCTAGCAACGTATAACCCTCGTAAAGTTGTCTTACACAATAAATCTCCTCTTTATAAATGTATTTTCTATCAAGTATATCATTTGTATAGTTGATTATTAGTTGCCTTAAAATCGACCTTATAGAGCTACTTTGCTTTTCGTCTTCTAACTTCATTTCTTCAAAAGATGTGTTCAAGTTCACTAACTCTTGTTGTAATCTAACAACTGTACTATTTAGATTGTTTATCACAATAACTGCTTTCCATATTACTTTTATCAAACCGAATATTGACAAAATTGCTCCAGCCATTGCACCAATTTCGACTATTCCCACAATTTTTTTCTCCTATTTTTCTTGTAACTTCTCTTCTAGTTGTTCCACTCTTTCTGTAAGTTCTTGAATGGCTTTGACTGCTAAGTTTAGTAGTCTAAACTCATCAATGTTTTTTGTTCCTTCTTTTCCATTCTCATAAACCAAACTAGAATCTAACTCTTGGAGCTCATCAGCTACTAACCCACAATTTGTATGTGGCTTTCTGTATCCAAATCTATTAGCTTTCCAATCAAAAGAATAGAATTGTAGTCTTTTAATGAAGTCTAATGAGTTAAATTTTGATGAAACAATGTTCTCTTTTAGTCTTTTGTCTGAAGCTGTGCTATCTACCTGAACCCAAAGGTCTCCTGTTGAAGTTCCATCATTAAAATAGATGTCCCTCCCATTGCTAGCTAATCCAATAAATGAAATTTGATACAGTCCGGGAACCGGGCTATCCTTATAAAAGTTTGATATTATTGGGCTGCCTTGTATTATACTACCATTATATCTATTAGCAATGTCTGCTCTGCCAGCAACTGTTAGAAGAATATCTGAGCTAGTTTCGACCGTGTTACCTGATTTAGTAAAGTCTGAATTATTATAAATATAAAGGCCTTTAGGGGCAAGCCCTTCTTTGAGTCCTCGCACTTGTAATCCAACTCCATATATAGCGTCCATATTAGCTGGAGCATTTATTTGCAGACCTTGTTGGATAGGTCTTAAATAACCGTGATTACCTAATTTAATTGTTGTCCCCTGTAAAGTTGAACCTATTATAGTTCCTGATTGAATTTTATCACCAGATATTTTTGTACTAGATCCATTTAGTGCATTTACTATCAAATCTCCAGTTATATCAATTTTGTTTCCTTTTATTTTTACACCTTCAGAACTTGCATTAATACTTGTTACAACTTCATCTTTTGTTACTAATTTTTCTGGATCAAAAAACTCTGCTTTATATTCACCTTCATAAATTCTAAAATTAGAAACTTCTGTCTCAGAGCCTAACGGATATAAGTTTACATAGTTAGATTCCCTTTCAAATTCACAAGTCCATACCATAGTACCATTTTTTAACGTTTTTGTTGTGCTATTTCGATTTTTGGCGTTATAAATGAAAATAAGCTTATCTTTTTCAGTGGTTTTCACATCGACAGCAATGGTATATAAAGTGTTAGTTTTTACATTCTCACTTAAAATGAATTTTAAATCATTTCCTTTTAGCGTTTCATTTTTTGTATAGAGATTTTTCTTGTTTATTTTATTTTCAATTTCCGTTACTTTAGAAACTGTTACATTCCAATTATCGCTAGTTTGCTCGACTTTTGTTTGAGTTTCTTCTAATTTTCGTTGAAAAATTCCTAACGATTCAAGCATTTCATTTTTATCAACTTTATGCTCTACAACAGAAGTTATACTGTCCTTTATCTGTTTGATTTCACTGTGATATTCTTCTTTACTAACTCCAATTTCGTCAATATTAGGACTCCAAGCAGTACCAACTGTACCTTCTTCAATTTTCAGTTTCTTACAAGCTATTTTAATTCTCTCTGGTCTTTCTGCTCCTTCTTCTAAATCAAAATATAATATATTATCATCTGAGTTAAGCTTAAAATATATTCTTCTATATTCATTAGGTTTTAAAACAACTGTAAAATAAGAATCTGTATTGCTTTTGCTAAGATATTTCTTGAAAACTAAATTAAAATTATTCAAATTTACAACATCAAAGCTAATCATATAATCTTGATTTATTTTAAGTTCTGAATTATGCATATAATCTATATGTTTGCTAAAATCATAAGCAAATAAATTATCTGCTTGCTCTAATTCTATTTTCTCCCAGTTAAAATTACTAAATTCTACTGTTTCATAACCTAACCAATCATTACAGTTTTCGCAATAACTTACATCTACACAATCTGCTATTTTCTTTTTCGTTATATCTGCAGTAGTTGCCCAGTAACTTTGTCCGTCTTCGTCAACAGAATTATAGAAATTGTCAGAGTGTTTAGCTAAGTTATTACCACCAACTTGGATGTTATGAATCGAATCGCTAACTTTAGTGTTTATGCTCACATTACTTGACAAATCTAAACTTTGCCCTACGTCAGAAGCAAGTTTATTTGCTGTTATTGAATTAGCTCCTATAAAATCTGTGTTAAAAACTCCGTCTATCGTCCAAGCATATTTGTAAGGTCCTTGTATTCCTGTGTTGGAATAGCCTATACCATTTTTATTAAATTGCCACACTTTCGTAGCTGTAGCTTCATCATCAGTATCCATTACAAGCATTCTATCTTTATGGTATTTAACAAAACCACCAAAACCACTATTAATCAAATCAGTAGCAAAATTCTTATATTTTTCAAGAATTGATGTATCTAACTCTTTTTTTAAATCTTCAACTTTACTTAAGGCAATAGTACCAGAATTTATAGAGTTGCTAATCATATTAGTATCTTCTCCTAATGTTATGAAAATATATCTATCTTCAATAGGGTCATATCTATAAGATGTAACTTGCTTTTTAAAGTTCAAATCTAGAGGTCCGTGTATTATAGTAACAGTATCTCCGATATATACGGATTCTAGTTGTTTATATTTTACGTATTGTAATGTTTGAGATAGATCTACAAAGTTAACATCAGCAGTCACTTTTGGTCTATCAGATTTCTTCAAAAACTCTTGAGATCTTAGTCTAAGAAGATTAACAGCATCTTCATGATTCATAGCATCTTTTTCATCTTTATTTAATGCTTTTGATTTAATATCATCAAACTTTATCTTTCTTATGCTAATAGTTGGATACTCTGTAATAAGAGGGCTATCAATGTACTTTTCGGGTAAAAATAAACTATCAAAACCTTGAGGCATTACTCTTGTAATAATATCTCTATAATCTTCTTTAAATTTTAAACCAACTAAATTCTTTTTATACTTTATCTTAACACCTCTATCAGATCCGACACTTTTAAGCCAGTTTATATTAAAATTATCCCTTTCAAATTGTCCTCCTGCTCGGTTAAGAAAGGAGTTTTCAGAGGTTCCTAGTAAGGCAGCTAATACATTCTCTCTTACTATTCTAGAGCTAAAAGGTCCTTGTATATCACTAGAACCTTTAAAATTATGCGGAATTGCCGTCTTTTCTAGTAGTTGTTTTATCGCTCCGTCTCCGCCCTTGTTTTGGATAAAAGTATCTTCGATAAAATTATCCGATAAATCATAAGAAATATGAAGAGCATGTACAGTAATTCCACTTAAAGAATCATCTTTTTCAATGCTTTTTATTCTAAAAGCTTGATAATTTTTAGGACCCTTTGCGAATACAATTCTGCCAGCTTTTATTTCATCAAATAGTTTCCCATTTAATGGATAAAAAAATGACATATCATATATGCCATTAATCGTTTCAGATATTATTGGATTAACAATATCTTTTAGTACTCCAAGACCTCTAGTAGAAAAGTCTTTTTCGTTTTCGCTAAATAATATAATCTTATTCATTATATCTCCCTCCAATTTGGAATCAATATCACTTCTGATAAATTCCCAGTAAACTTTAATTCTGTAGTTTTATTTGCGTCTAAATAAAAAGTATCTCCTGTAGCTTTGTTATCATAGTTTACATTATTTCTATGAATTACATCAGCCTCACAATCTATATCCACATAATCTGTAATACCTTTAATACTTAAAATTTGAATTCCATTTTTTATAATACCTATTGTTCCTGTTCCTTTTATTTTTAAAAATGGATAAGCATTAGCATTATAATCATTTTTTAAACTCAAAGTACTAGACCCTATAATTTTACTCTTTCCGGATACTAGATATTTATGTGGATCTAAAGACATATTTATAGAAAAAGCTAAAAGTACTCCATCATCTAAGACTTCTTTAACATCAATAGCTGTAACTCTATATTTCCAAAATCTGTCAGGACCAGTTTCAAATTTTAATTCGCCAACGATTCCGAAATAGTCTATAAGTTCAGTTCTTTTACACTCAGCATGCCCTGTAAGCATTATAGGAATATTCTGGTATGTACCTCTATCAATTATAAGAGATCCATCTCTCCCACTAACAAGTTTTTCCTCAACATTTCGCACAGGTTTAGGAATTGAGGGCAATTCACTAAAAACTATTTTTAAATCACTACAATTTTTATCATTTATAAGTATCAAGCCATTTGCCCCCTTCCTATATTCTGCCTCTTAAGCTCATCTCCTATTCGTCTAACTAGATTTCTAACATCTTCTTTAGTGTTATTTTCAACTTTTTCAATGTTAATATTTATGTTTCCTCTAGTACCAAAAGAATATTCTTTGTTTTCTTTTTCTGTTAAAACTCTTTCACCTCTATGAAGATGTGCTCTATAACCATCATGAGGTACATATTCTATACCGCTCGCGTGGTATGAAGGTGCAACACTAGGATTACGGTCGTATTTACCTCTATAAATGGATTCATAAATTTGTTGAGTAACTTCTCTTCTTGTTATAGTATAAGACTTGTTTTCATAACGTATACTATTTAATTCCTCTGCTGTTCTCTTTGCGCCACCTGTAAGTTTACTAAAAAAGCTCAATTGTTTTCCAGTTTCAAGATTTATTTGAGACGTAAGTTCTGGGAAAGCTTCGTATAATTTCTTTAACCCACAATTTCTTATATTATCGCATTGTTGTATCATTTGAGCCTTATAATAGTCAGCATCCTGAACCATAGTATCATAATTTCTTTTTTGCTCTGCTGATAACTCTCTTCCGGAAGCCTCAATATTTGTCTTGTACTCTATAGCTGCGTCCATTCTCTTCTTATATTCTTCTTCTGCCGCTTCAATTCCTTTATCTCTTTCTTCGTTGAACTTCTTTATCGTATCTTCAATAGTTTTAGAAGTTATTTTCGATTTGTTTTTTGAAAGATTTTCAAGTAAAGCTTCTTGCTCATTTTTACTTCTTGTAACCGCTCTTATTTCCTCTGTAGCTAGCTCGTCATAAATTTCTTCTATTCTTTCTTTTTCTTCTTGTGAGTTTTCTATTCCTTTATTTTTTATTTCTTCATAAAGTTTAATTAACTCATCTTTTAATTCTGTTACCTTATTAACTCTTTCAGTAGCTAGACTATTTGTATCATCTAAGATTTGTTGCTTTTGTTCTGCAGTTAAAGTAGTAGACATAGAAAAGATTTCTTGATATTTTGAGATAGTTTCATCTTTCTGAGTATTTATATCTTGGATTACCTTTTCAGACATCTGAGTAGTAAGTGTTGTAACTTGCTTAACCCCTTCGTCTGTCATAGGAATAATACCTGCATACAGCTCAGTAGTTGCTTGTTTTGCCTTGTCAGATAGTTCAAAAAAAGCTTCTGCTTTCTTTTTAGTTTCTTCTGATATCTTTAGTGTTGTTTTTTCAGAGCTTTGAATAATTTGACCATTTGCACTCTCAACCTCAACACTCATAGTCTTAACAACGTCTGCAAAATGATTTGCTGCGGGGGTTGCTTTTTCTTCAAAGCCTTTATAAATTGCATATCCGCCTGCTGCAACACCTAGTGCAATTAACCCCCAAGGTGTAGCTGAAGCTGCTGCACTTGCTATTGCTGAACCTGTTCCCGCTAATGCTGTACCCATACCTGTAGTAGCTGTTGTTGCGACAGTAGCTGTTGTTGCAACTGACTTAAAGCCTAAACCAAATAAGGATAATCCTGTTTTAGCTAGTTCGTATGCTTTTGGTAGTTTACTTGCTGCTATTAAAATACCCCCCAATCCTTTTATAAGAGGACCGGCAGCAATTAAACCCACACCCCATTTAAGATATAAGGATTGAGTAGCGTCATCAAGAGAAGTAAACCAGTCAACTCCTTTTTCTATTTTTGCAAATACTTTTTCAAGAACGGGTAGTATTTTTGCTCCCATCTCAATAGCTTTATTTTTTATTCTATTTATAGCTCTTGCCATTCTCTCTGCAGGTGTAGCATCTATCTTATCAAAAGCCTGCTGAGTAGCACCTGCACTCTTTTCCATTTCTGCTAGGATTTCATTATATTCTTTACCTTCTTGATTTGCTAAAACCAATGCAGCGGATCCAGCTTCAACAGAACCGAACATATCTTTTAATGTTTTACCATTCTTTTGTGCATATTGAGAAAGCATATTTAAGATTTCAGATGTGCTTTTTCCCTCTGCTTTAAGCTCTGCAAAGCCTTTTTTTGTTAACTTTCTTAAAGCCTTATCAGTTTCAGAGCCTGATTTTGTAATTTCCGATAACATAGACTTTAGGTAAGTTCCAGCCTCAGCCGTTGCAATACCATTTTTAGTAAGTACTGCATAAGCTGTAGATAGCTCTGTTATATTGTAGTTAGCGCTTGAAGCTATTGGAATAACTTTACCCATACTTGAAGCAAGCTCATCTACAGTTGTTTTACCTAGATTCTGTGTAGTTATAAGTAAGTCAGATATCTTTGTAGTATCTTCAGCTTTTAGCTTATATCCATTCAGAGCTGTAGTTAAAACGTCAACCGCCTTAGCTCCTGAAGTGAATCCACCTTTAGCCAATTTCATAGCCTCAGTAGTAAATCCTATTGCTTTTGTCTGATCCACACCTGCAGATATTGATCCATAAACAGATTCAGCAAACTCATTAACTGCTATATTTGCGTCAGAAGATGCTTTCAAAATATCTTTCTTGTATTGATTATAATCAACTTGATTCTTATCTAAAAGCGTTGATACTTTAGCAAAACTAGATTCAAAATCTATTGTCATTTTAGTCGCAGCGGTTGCTAAACCTAGAAGAGGAAGCGAAACAAACTTTGTTAGGTTTCCCCCTAATTTGCTTAGACTAGCTCCGGTATCACCAAGTCTAGAAAAAGTTCCATTAATTTTTTTTGCTTCTGAATCAATTAGCATCCCAGCTTTTTTCATTCCAGAAGCAACTTTATCTGATTTCACAATAATCTCTGTAGAAATCGGAGGAAGTCCTATAGTGTCTGCACTCATTGTTTAGCCCCCCTTTCTCTAATTTTCTTTAAGTCAGGTTTAGTCTGACTTAGTCTCCAAAAGTCTTTTAAAGCTTCCCTACCACCTTCAGTAGAGTTCATTGAGTATATCCAACTATCCCTTTTTATTAATAAATAAATAGGTAAAGGGAGGAGGTTTAAGTCAAATATAGAGCACTTAGCATATTCACTCATACGCTTTTGCTCACCCGTAATTTGCATAAACTCTTCCTCCCATTTTTCATAACCAAAGTATTTTTCAATCACTGCTTTTCTTACTTTCGGATTTTCAGGAAGGGGGATTCTTAGTTTGGGTCTGTTGCAATATCGATAGACATTGTCGCTATTAATTGCCACAGATAAACTACAGTAGGTCTTGTAAGGGCCTTAACTTCATCAACAGATATTTTTATTTTTTCGTCGTTATTGGATAAAAACTCTGCAAGAAGTTTACATTGGTCAAATAGACTTCCGCCTTCTTCAATCTTAAGCATTTTTTCAAATTGTAATATATTTATATCTTTAATATTTAAAACTTTTTCTCCAAGTTTTACTGTAATTCTACGGTTCATTAATTCGTTTAAGTCTATTAATTTATCCATTTTAAGCCACCTCTTCTTCAATTTCAGCTAAGAAGTCCTTAACTTTTTCAATAGCTGAGATTTCAGCATCAATAACAAGCTCTTTATCTGCAAACTCGATACTAAAGCCATTACCTGCTTGACCTATCATTGTAAATCTAAGTTTCTTGCCATCTTCTTTTTCGTGTACGAATCTTAATAATACTGTTTTGTATGATTTGTTACTTCCACCAAAAGTAAGCTTTTTAATTTTCTTCACCGCATCTTCTGTAAATTTTGCTGCAGAAAGTTGTGCTAATCTCTTTAAGTCCCAAGACAACACACCGGTTTTTGCTGAGATTTCTTCACCTTTTAAAAATCTTCTAACTATTTTTCCATATTGATTTTTTACGTCATAAGTTTCAGGCTTGTATTCTACTGTAAAACCACCTTGACAATGTCCTACATTGTTTTCAGCTTTTTCAATTTCTGTATGCGCAGGAACTGCATTTCCAGTAAACTCAGTAACATATACTTCACCTGCTCCAAATATGATTTCATCTTTCATTATTTTTTCTCCTTCTTATAAAATTTAACAATAAAAAACTGAGTACTATCAAAATAATTATCATCTCTTAAAATTCCACCTCCACTAGGCTTTATTCTTAAAGAGTAGTTATCTATTACTATGTTTGACTCAGTTTCTTTACTACATATTTTTTCTTTTACTTTTTTTCTTAAAGTCTCTATCTCATCATAATCACTTCCATATATACGAACTTCTAAAGTAGCCTCGTTAAGCTCCTCATGCGTATTTTCAGTTAGATTATAACTACAGATAGGTTCTTGTTCACTCATCCCTATAACAGGGCTAAATTTTAATCCTGTGGCTTTGTCGAGGAGTTTTTTAATTACATGACTTAACATATTAATCCACCCCCAATAATCTTTTTATATCGCCTAATCCTTTTTCTTTAGCTCTAAGTAAGAACGGATTAGGTTTTTGTCCCTTAGTTACAAAAAAGACTTTTTTCCCTTTATAGATTGTTGATACTTTCCATGATGATTTTCTTCCGTTTCCTCCTTTAGCATAGATCCCTGTTCCTTGATGAACGTAAGGCGCATACTCTAAGTTACTACCAACAACTGCTTTTAACTCTCCTTTTTTCTTTGAAGCGCGACTAAAGATAGAAGCCCTTAGTCTTCCTGTATCAGATGGTGCCTCTTCAACTGTCTTTCCTTTTAAATACTCTCCGGCAATTTGAACTTTTCCGAATAATATATCTTCAAGTTCAGTGCAAGCTTTATCAAATCCAGCTTTTACGTCTGATGTATTAATTTTTATATCTACCATATTTCCACTTCCTTAAGCGATACTTGAGCTAGCCTGTGAGAATTATCTACATCTAACACCTCATACTTTTTATTGTCTTGTACAAGTCTAAATTTATTTGCTTTTAAAAATTTAGCATAAGTAACCGCATTATGAGTAGTCTCTGTATGTCTATATTTATCTTTACTAACAAATTGACTAGCTTGGTATATACTAACATTAATTTTATCTTTTCGTTCAATCCAGCTCGATTTTTTAGCACCTGAGGGAGTTTCTGTTTCGTTAAGTTCAAAGACTTTAGTTGATACCATTCTACTGTTTATGCTCATAGTTAAGTCTCCTATAGCTTCTGAGCTTTCTTTTAATTCTTTCAGGAATATCCACACAATATCCTGTAGATACCCCTGAATTACTTTCATTTGTTAGACCCTCAACCCCTAGAGTATTAAATCTAAAAGCCATTAAATCTTTAATTATAGACTCAATATTTAATTTGTTTAACTCTTCTTCTGTTCGGTGGGTAAAGTCCATAATATCAGAAATGGAGTCTTGATAAAGACTTTCTAAATCTGCTAACTCCATTCCTGGTCTTTTTTTCATTTTCTCAATTACTTTGTCTTTATCAAGCATTTCTATCTCCTATTTATCTTTTTCTTTAGGTTCTTTAGGTTCTTTAGGTTCTTTAGTTGCCTTTACAGGTTTGTCTTCAAAAACTTCAAATCCTTTTTCTTCCATTTCTTCTACCAATAACTCATCAACATAAGTTTCAGTATTACCTTTTACCATTAAAATTTTACTCATAAATTACCTCCTAAGCTTGTACGTTAAACGCTATAGCTTTGCTTCTCTTGTTCAAGATGAATACATCTTCAAAAGATTCTTCAAAGTACAAGTATTTACCTTTTGAGTGTGCTGATGGTTCTTCTAATTGAGCGAAAGCATAAGAAACTGGAGTTAAAACTGCATAAGGATGAATCATAAACATATTAATTTGTTTTGCTGTTACTCCCGGTTTAGCTCCTTCATCAAAGTTATAAGCTGTTTTCATTAAAGCTGATGGAACAGATTCAATAGTCAACTCATCAATTCTTGAGACCTCTCTACTAATAACTCCTGTATTACCATTTAATTCAACAGTTCTCATAATAGATTTAGCATTTTTAATTAGTTTCTTAACCGTTGGTGTAACATATAAGATTCTTCCTGTTGCTGGTACATTCGCTTCATCCATTTGTTCCATGAATTTATCAACAACTTCTAATACATTATCTACTGTTAAAGCTGTTTTATCATCAGAATTGCTTTCTAATGCTAATTTTAATTCGTGAATTTTAGAAACAGCATAACAGTCCATTTCAGGGAATTTTTGCTCTTCGTTAAATACTTTTGTAGCATTTTGAATAGACATAATAGTATTAGATTGATTAACATCTTGAGGATGTATCATTGTTTCCCATTCTCTATGATTAGTAAGTGTTTTTACTTCCCAATCATTGTCGTGATTTCTTGTAAATCCTGAAATTGTGTCTCTATTACCTGCTTTTCTTCCTTTTGTAGTAATTACAGGAATTTTAATAGTTTTTGCATCCACAACTTTATAAGTTGAGTTGTTTGGTGTGTTATATAAAGCTCCAAAGTGTAATACATTTGGGAAAGCTTGAGCTAAAGCCTTTCCGTATTGTTCTGCATAATTTACTGCTGCCATAATTTAATTCTCCTTTTCATTTTTTTATTCTTGTGTTCCTCTAACACCTGTAAACCCAAAATCGAAACTATTTGAATTTCCTCCGTCTGGGTTAGCCGGATTTTGTCCTTGAGCTTCTGGAACAAATAGATCATTATAATTTTCTTTAATGCTTGCAAGCTGTTCATCTAATCCTTTAATCGTTCCATCTTTCTCAATTGTTAATTTGCTTTTATCAAACTTTGCGGATAAAAGACTTGAATGTTTAGCATTAGCTTTACTTAGCGCTTTTTCGATGGCACTATCTAGAGTCATATTTTTTATTCTACCTTCATAGTCATTTGTAACAGTTTGTATTCTGTTTTTTAACTCATCAATATCAACACCATCAAAAGCTTTTAGCTTTTCAGAAGCCGTTTTATTTTCTGCTGTAAGGTCTGCTATTTGAGTATTTAGACTCTCAATATTTCTGCCATATTCTGCCATTATTGAGTCAATAGCTTCTTGTTCTAATCCTAAACCTTTTAAAAATGTTCTATTCATTTTTCCCTTTCTCTCTACGCTTTTTACGAGGTTGCTTCTCGTGAGTGCTTATCATTATACAGTCGTAAGCTAACTGAATTTTTTACATAATAAAAAAGCAGTTTAAAGACTTACTCAGGTCGTGTCATTAGGTTATGTTAGTACGGTATTTTCAAAAATAGCTTACTAACTGTGTATTAAGTACGGCATTAACTAAAAAACCGTACTAAAAAAGACACTCTGTAAAAGTGTCTTTATAGTTTAGTTATTTAATTGTTAAGTACGGTATATTTAGAACTAACCGACTTGTTTTATTTTTAGCACGGTATTTTTCAAATAATACAGTGCTATTATAATTTTTATAAGCCATAATTCATTATATATTCAAGTCTTAAAAAACCAATGTCTGGGCACTTTTTAAAACTACTACTAAGTTCGGTATTTCTTTTTATTTCATATTCCCATCTTTTTTTAGATATTCTTCCGGACTCTACAGATTTTATATTCTGAATACTTTTATAATAATTAATCTTTTCTATTATCTCTTTTTCAGTATATTTTTTACTTTCGATTTCCCCTTTTTGAAGTTTCCTAATTTTATTTTGCAAAATCTTTTTATCCATAAAACTCAACCTCCATAACAGACTCATTAATACTTAAGATTCTATATTTTTGATTTCTCATCATTAAAAATTCTTTTTCTAATTTGTACTCAGAATAATTACCTAAATAAAAGCCTTTAGTATCCTTAGGTGCTTTTATTATAATATGGTATCCATCCCCAAAAACATTTAAAATATTTTCATTAATGGAAGTACTTTTATACGCTTTTATTGTATCTGAGTTTCTCCAAGTCTCAAACTCTCTAAAGCTTACCCCTCGATGGAGCACCAAGTCATCACCTAATGTACTCCTGCTTAGGGCTCTGTCTAATTCTTTTATTTTTTGCGGTGTTTGATTCCATTCAATATCGTCATCATCAAATAATCTATTTTCTAAATATCTATTGATTATACCATAATCGGTTCCTGAATATTCATACAACGCGTTTTTTTCACTTCCTAAAAACTTCTTATTCCATAATTTATCGCTTCGTTTTTGCAATTCTTTTTCTATATCAGAATCTGCTTCTTTATATGAAATATTATACCCAGTAATTGCTGAGGTTATTGTATTTTCTTTTTTACTTATATCTTCATGCAAAGTTTCTCTATTATAAAGCTCATCTACATCTACATACGGTACTAAAACACATCTACAATTAGGATGTCGTGGAAGTATTGGGGCTTTATCTATATCATGAATTTTATTGTTATGAACTTTGCAGGTACTTGATGTTCTTTCATCAAGAGTAACTATTTCTTTTACTTTAGATATACCACTATCTTTCATATGAGCTAAATTAATATCGTTCATGTGGTGCATAGTTTCGGTTCTTATAAGTCTTGCAGAATTAGAAAGACCAGACCCCATACTCTTATTAAGTTCCATTGCTATTTGTGCTGTAGGTTTACCGGTTAATATTCCCTTTTTAACCTGAGTATTCAATTCTTTTTCTAACTTTTTAGAGTTTCTCCAAATTCTTTTAGAGAAGTTTGACCCTTTCCACTTGGTCTGTATTAACTTTTTAGCTAGATCCTCGTTGTAGTTTATATCAATTCCTAAACTCTTTCCTGTCTTTTTTACAACGTCTTCTCCAGCATTTAGTATTATCTTGCTTCCTTTATTTTCAATCTTTTCTCCAAGACCTTTTAAAACATCATTAAAGCCTTTTTCCATTCGTTTTAGATGTTCAGCTTTATAGAACTCAGAACGACTTATAACTCCGTTCTCTTCATATTTTGAAGCTATTCTATATAACTCTTCAAGTATTTCATCAGTTGCTTTTTTGTATATCTCAATAAGCTCCTTTTGATATTTTGAAGTATCGTTATAAGTGTTCCACAAATCATTAGCTAACCTTTTTTCCCAATATGAATTATTCTTCATTAGTATCAATCATCCCAACTGTATCAAAAGTCTCTTTAGCAAGCTTTTCTTTTTCATCTTGAATATCTCTAACCCACGGATGATTAGCAAGTATTGTATCGGTACTTACTAATCCTCTTGATGAATTGCAGTTATTGATTATATCTGTTTCATTCATTATCATATCTCGATTAAATACAATTTCTACTTTCTCTCTTTTAACAGCATTATTAGTCTTTTCTAAGAATAAATATATAAAATTAATAAGGCTGTTAAAACCTCTTGAAAATTCACTTTCTAGTTGATTTGCTTTTAGCTCTAAACTTGAAAATAGAAACATAAGTGCAACTCCTGAAGGTGCTGCACCGAACCTATCTAGATTCTTATCTACTGCTTGTCCGCCTTCTAGTATATCCTTTTTTAATTGTTCGTAATGTTCTCTAGCTGCATTTATATCCATCTGCGGATTAAGTGTGGTTACATCGCTCTCATCATCTGCATCTAAAACAACTGCTCTTTTTTGATAGATGTACTCTAGAAAATCATCTAAGCTATCTCCACTATATCCTTTTAATACAAATATTAGATTCTTAACTTCTTGTATATAGTTTGCTACTTCTGACCTTGATAAATCATAATTATCTATCAATGATTTAACAAACTTAATATCTGGAAGTTCTTTTCTATTGTTTTTAAATGCTATCCACGGAACTAATTCCCAACCTGCATCAACGCCATTTAGTTTAAAATGGCCCATCTTAACCGGATTAATTAATTTTCCATTTTCAAGTCTGTAGTAAGTAACATCATTAGGAGTCCAAAGCTCAACATTTGTTACTGTTTCATATCTCCCAAATCTATACACTCTCACATCATAATATCTAATAACATATTCAAGCTCCGTATGAGTACTATCAGTCCACCCAGGTATTATCTGTTCACTATTTGCTACAAATAACTTAAATTCTCCCTTTTCATTTATATAAGGATGTAACCAAGCTATCCCTTTGTTACTAGCTTCAAATCCTAACGACTCTAAATCATAGTTAAAATTATCACCTAGCTTATCTACAATTACATTTGTGGTTTCATCTGTTTCAGCGTGAATACTTGAGTCTTTAGAAAATAAATATCCGATTTTCTCATCAACCATTCCTTTATAGTTAGCGTGTGCTAACTTTGAATTAGCTTGATAAGTTTTTTTGGTATCTGATTTAGTTAATATATCATTATCTACAGAGTAGTACTTATCTCCAATCCTCATCCACTCTACAATCTTTGAATGCCTATGCTCAACGATTAACTTCTCTATTCTCTCTTCATCAATCGCACTTTTCTCAAATGCTAATTTCATATAGCCTATTCCTTTCTTCATAAAATCCATAACGCCCATTATTTTAAAAACCTCATTCCGTTACCTTTTCCTTTTCTCCAACGTTCAACTCCATACCTTAAAGCAGCCATTGCATCATCAAAAAAAGCAACTGGCTCATCAATATATTCGCCTGTCGCTTCGTCTTTCTTCCACTTCCATTGACTTATTTCTTTTATGGTATTTACACAAGAAGGATGTATAAAAATCTTTCTTTGCTTCAACCAGTCTATTTGTGTTGCTTGATATTTTTTAGTTGTTGTCTTTTCTTTTTTTACTTTTCTTGCCCTATATCCAGCTTTCTTCCAAGTCTTTATTCTATCAGGCTCTGCAGAATCACAATACATATCCTCATCTTTAGGAATTTTGCCTTCTGCATACTCTATAATCTCAGAAGTATCTTTATTGTATAAATATATCTCTTTCAAAATATAAATATCATCATCTTTAAAACCAAGCAATAATATTGCATTAGCATGATTAAATCCAAAGTCCTGTCCAAGCGCTACATCATCATAATCATCTATGTTAGTAGAAATATCACTAGTGGTCCAATTATTTAATATTAAGCCCCCAATTTCTCCCCAATCACCTTCACCATAGATTCTATAGCCGTCAGGATCTACTTCCTTACGCCTTAACATACGTTCTTTATAAGCATCATCTATGAAGCGGTTTTGTAGATATGTTGAATGGTGTGTAAGTACGTTCTTATCTACAATATCAAAAAAAGTCTTTTTAATCCAATGCGTTTTAGATACCGGGTTGAATGTAAGTCTTATTTGATAAAACTGTCCTTCCGGAAGTTCCCCTCTCAAACGGTCATCTATTATTTCAAAATCAGACTGAGTAAGTTCCGTTGCCTCTTCAATCCAAACATCGGTAAGTTTACCTTTTTGGAATGTTATTGACTTAAGTTTTTCACGTTGACGTTCATCATTCATACCTCTAAAAATTACTTGATTGCCGTTGGCTCTACATTCAATTTTAAGAGGACTTTGTATGAATTTGAAGTATTTATCTGCCTTATCTCCAAACATTCGATATATCGCACCCGATAACTCTGCATAGGTACTATCTCTATTTGTTATGTCTGATTTTCTAATACATACTAAATTCCTACCCCTATCTTTAAGTAGTCGAAGTATATAATTTTGTGCTGTGTCAACAGACTTTCCCGAACCTGCTGAACCTTTCATAACAATGTATCTTTTGTTGGAGTTATTTACACTTTTAAAAATATGGTTAGCCTGAATTCTAATCTCCATAATCTACCTTTACATTTAACTCCATATCTACATCAGCATCCAGCTCTACCTTATCTGTAAATAACCTGTAACGCTTACCAAGTAGTTCTGCAGCTTTTAGTTTTTCCTTTTCATCCGGAGGCTTATTGACAAGCCTTGCGGATGATACTCCATCACCCACGCCTTCAACGACTACGACCACACTTCTGGATTCTCCTCTTACAACAGAGGTTAAATACTTCAGCACTTCTTCTTGCTTAGCTATCTGCTTATCGTCAAGTTCTTTTATTCGTTTGTCAATGTAGGATTTAATGCCACTGTTTGCCACTAATTTATAAGCATTACCCCTCGCATACTTTTCACTATATCCGGCAATTACTGCCGCTTCTTCCGCATTACCACTGATGATATACTCATCAGCAAATCGCTTTTGTTTAATAGTTAATTTCATCTATCATCAGCTCCTTTCTTGTAATAAAAAAGACACCCTATTAGATGTCTAAAAATTTTTCAAAAAACGGTCTAATTAGAAACTCTTCTAATTTATGTTTTCTTATGTATTTTGAAATTTTTTCTATGTCTTTTGCCTTGCCTTTACTTGGTTTTAAATAAAATTGTTTTAAAATCTTTAATACCGTGATTTTTTCTTCGTTATTAGAGTTTTCAATTTCATCATTTATAACATTTATCCATATTGATCCATATAATTGATTATCTTCAAAATTATTTTTTATGTAATATTTTTTATAATCTACTATATCGTATAAATTACTAAATAAAGTTTCATATGAATTTGTCCTAATACACTTTGCCCTTATTTCTTGTATATAGTAAACATACTGTTTAGCCTCATCAGGGCAATATAAAAATATATCAAAACTTGACTTTGAATAATAATCATACTCTTTTTTTAAATTTTTATTTATGATTTTAAATATTTTTAGTGCCTCAGCTTTATTATTATGATATATCTCCATACATTCATTC